CGGCTAAGGTCATCGACCCTAGCGCTCCGCAAATCATCAAGACCGTCAGAATTTTCCAAGACTCCTTGAGATATTTCGTCAAGTTTCGCCAGAACTGTACTGTCTGTCCCAGTGTTGCCCTCAATTACCTGTACCTGCTTTTCTAAATCGTCAATTCTTCCAGCAATTTGTGATGCCTTCCAGACGACAGTGCCACTAACCACGGCTACGGACATAATAAGTCCAAGAGTTATCCTAGATACTCCTATTTTCTTTATGTCCGTAACATCGTCCATGGTTATGCTTTATCTACTTGCGCTCTGTATTCTTTCACAGCATTTTTAAGCACTGCTATTCCTGCTGCTGCTGCAGCAGTCAAAGCACCTTTAACGCTAGAAGTGTCCGTAACCACCCAGATAGCCAAGAAGGATTGAAGGGCTGTACTAATAGCCTTCTCTCCAACTGACATCCAGTTGATCTCTTTTGCTTTAACTTTAATAGTCATATATCTTTCCTTGTTAGGGGTCCACTAAACCGCCCAAAGTCTGTTACTAAGAACCTACTTTTCGGAGGGTTAGAGTCGCTATTAAGCGAATTGCCGAACCTGATCTGGAAGGTTCATATAAAGTAACCGCCTGTAGATCACAGGCTTCTACCTCAAAAACATCTGTGGAGCCAGTCACATGCCAGTCAATATCTTGAAATTTAACTCTCGTTTGAACAAGATTCTGTAGTGTCCTAGCTCTCCTAATACCTGCACCTTCACCATTCTCACCAAGAGGCGCACCATTCATTCCTTTCAAATGATCCCCACAATCAATAGGTATCTGTACGAGGGTGTCTGCCAAGCCAAGAGGATGGTATCTAGTTGACAAGAAAGTCAGCGCACAGTCACCAGAAGCATTACCAACAAATGACAGTTTCAATCCCAACTCTTTAGATTGTTTACCTATCTCTACAGTGTGAGTTTTTAACTGTTCAGAAACCGTACCACCAGTAAGAGAAGAATAATTAGCCCCACCATCTACAGTTGCAGTAACAGTAATTGACTCACCAGTTCCTAAAGGATCCATAGTGAGAGTTACATCATCCCACACCTTGAACAAACCAGAAGCACCATCAGCGAAAGAAGTCTTTAACTCCCCAGCAGTAACAAACTGTGAAGCATGGGTTCTGTAAACTCCATGCCCTCTTATAGAGAACACAGGTAACCCTTGCCAAATACTTATAGAAGAAACATCACCATCAACACTAGCCTCATACCATTTAGCCCAACCACCAGTAGTCAACGAAACAGCACCTGTGCCAGCATGACTATTAGCCATTGTTTTCCAACCGAACAACATTAGATCCTCGTGGGTAGCAAAAGCTCCCACTTTATGATCTGCTGTAGTTCCGACAGGGGCTATCTCTGTGACAACAGTGGCTATTAAAGCACCACTACCATCGACTGCACATTGATACAGTAGAGCTTGTCCTTTATTAGAGCCTTCTGGTCTATAAGCTCTAACCCAAACATACCCTCCACCTGTAGCAACAGTAGCCACCTCCAAGCCATCGGGTAGTTTAAGTGCCTCAAAAGGCACGAAGAAATCACCTGATTCATCTAAACCCAACTTCCAAGCATAGACAGAACCAGTAGCAGAGGTAGAACCTCCAAAATAGAAATGACCACCAGTAGATCCACCAAGAGTAATAGTCGTTCCTTCAGGTAAAGTAAGATGCCCATTGGCTTTCTCTTCTGCTCCACTATCATTGAGAGTTGTAAATCTATTAGGCGTAGAACCTGCACTGGCTACCGCCGCACAGATTCTCCCTGCAGCCCATTCAACTTCATAAGCATTTTGGGTAGACCAAGCACCGGGATTTGAACCAGTAGTACCTCTATGAATATCTGTCCCATTACAGGCGTACCATTTTTGACCATCACTTGTCAAATCGGTTACTGCAGCACCTGAAGATGCAACAGTAATGGCTTGTGGGCTTGCACTTGGAGAAGTCACATACTTGAGAGCTAAATCACCTGTCTGTATGTAAAGAGTATTCCCTACAACGACATGCCTTAAACTTGCATAACTCTCAGCCTCTTCCAGAACGACAGAAGGTAAGAGTTTTATCTTTCCGGGATCTGTGAAAGGGTCTAAACCAGTTGACTCCCAATAGCCAGAAGCAGTAGAAGAACCTCTATGTAAATACTTTTGACCAGCACCTGCATCCCATGTGTCAGCAGCAGCGAAAGAGTATCTTTCGATTGCCTCACTGAAAGGGGTGTCAGAAGTGGCTAACCGCTGAGGGTCAAGAGGTATAACCTGACGGCGGTACTCTTGACCTTTCTCTGGATGGTCTGCCAGCATATAACCTGTGCCATTGATGCCCACTTGATAAACGTGTCCCACACTTGAGAGATCAGGAAAATCAAAAACATCAACATATTCAACCTTTACTATTAGGGATTCTTCAGCAGCCATTAACTTGACCTAACTCCATAGTTGTTCTTCAACTGTAAACGGATGTCATATTCCACACCATTACTAAAGGTGAATGGAATATCATAAGTAGTGCCACTTCCAGCAGTCCAACCTGAATCATGTAGCTCTATAGTGGTGTCCTTATCAAGGACACGAACCCTGTAAAAAGACTGTGTGTTGCCCCCATCAGAGAAACTCCAAGCAAGTGTCACATTTTGAGCCTGAGTGATAGTCATTTGTGCATCACTAGGAACAGTGACACCCTCTAATGTGGTCATGGCAGCTTGAGGGTTACCCCAAGCGTAGGTCACATTAGCTGAGGCTTCACTGGAAAAAGATCCAACACTGTCTTTAACCTGAATTACCCACTTGTTAGTGGCAGCCACAGGGATACCTTCTTCATCTATATCAAATGTGTAGCTGGTGTCAGCACCTAGTAACCACCCTGAATCAAAAAAGGTTGTATTACCTGCAGAGTTCTTAGCTTGAACACGGTAATAAGTTTGAGGTCTACCTTGTGGCTGAGTGTAAGACCAAGAGACAGTCGAATTAGCAGAAGTATTAGCAGTGGTAGTGGCAGTAACACCAGAGACCACAGGGGGATCATGTACTACCCCTGTCTCACCGCCTAAAGCGGTAGTGCCAAGTGCAGGCACTCCTAAAGAAGGCATTATTCAGCCTCATACTCTACGACAAGTCGCCCTGTACTGTCAGTAATCCCACATTCTTCTGATTTCATATCCTTGTCTTGACGTTCGGAAATAACTATCCACATGGCGATAGCACCATCTTGACCTTCTATTGTCAAAATGTTCTCATTGATAGACCAAGTAACAGATTCTCCAGCAGGGCAGGAAACAATAGACCAAGGTTCTCTGGATAGAGCCTGCCAAGTTCCTTCAGTCATACCAGAAACTTCATCAATGTTTACTTCAGCACGACCACCTTCTAGCATCACCATACCTCTGTAGATTAGATCAGCTTGTGGTCCCTCAATGAAAGAATGTCTTAAGCGCATACCTTCTTGAGTCGGATGTTCTATATCAAAAGTACCACTTGTTTTTGCCAAAGCTCCAGTGATGGTAAACCCACCCGAATGGGCTCTAGCTCTTTCAGTCTGAGCAGTCTTTAGAATAACTTTAGCTGTAGAGCCAGACGAAACAGCACTATCAGTATCAGCATCTATCACGATAGAGCCATCAGACTCGTCCGCACTGATGAAACTATTAGCTGTAGTGCCAGTATTAGTAAATTTAATTGTTGCATCTGAATGGTTGATATGCAAAGCCTCAGCAGGTCCACCACCACTCCAAGCTGAAGCAGTGTCTTTAATACCTAGACGTTCATTACTGTGGTCATAGGTGAAATTGTCAGTAGAGATCATAAAATCATCGACAATACCTGCAGTTAAGGGAGCGACTATCTTCCTGTCTGTATCCCAATTCTGTGCTGATGTACCTTCTTGCGCCCTAACTATGTCTAGATTGTAAGGTCCAGTGCCTGTAATACCAGTTACCTTAACAATCTCTGAAGCATGTTCTGTGGCATCAGGATCAATCACCATCATCATGTAATTAGTGGCTGATAAGCCACTAGGAGCAGTGGTGTTGGTATCAAAGTTGACGCTCGCTGTTACTGCAGATGATCCCAAAGCAGTGTTCAGCGAACCTTTGATGAAATTCTTAAATTCTCTAGTTAATGACATAATGTTTCCTTATAGCAAATGAGGCATTTTTCTGTACGGTCTATACTTAGGCACATACTGAAGAGACTTCGCTTCATCTATCCTGCGGTACACCTCGCCCCACAATTCTCTAGCCCACCTTAAATTGACACCCTGTCTCATGGCGGCATCTTGATTCCACTCTTCTATCTTGTCAACCTCCATACGGTTCACTTCTCTTCTGGTTGTTGCATAGGCAGCAGCCCAAAGAGCAGGAATATCCTCTGAACCTAAAGGCAGGTTTACAGTTCCAGTCTCCTCTTCAGAGGTAAACTCGTAAGGAGTTTGAAATACAACTATAACTGAATCCTCATTCTCTATAGAACTAGGAAGTCTTAAAGCCTTACCAGTCGATATATCACCAGTTGGCATATCTTCTTCAAACTGCCAACCGTTAATATCAATTATCCTTCCTGTCTGACCAATGATATGCCTCACTGAATACACCCTCATCGTATTAGAGGGCATCACAATGTACTGCAAATCCGTAGCACGAGACATGGATTGAGATGTCAGATTAGGAATAAAAGCATTCAGAGCAGAGTTAAAACACCGAGCTAAATAACTTTTTATAGAGTTACGAGACCAAGGAGGGTTAATAAGTGCAGTAGTGCCTGTCGTGTGACCGCTGCTCGCTGTTGTCCCTGCATAGCCTCGTGCTACTGTCAACACAGGGGTAGCATCGCTAGACTTTGCTGTTATCAAGCACAACTCACTGCCTAACTCAAGAATATCAGTCACTTGTACTCTAGTCGCATCACTTACTGTTAGTTGAGTATCAGAAGCAGTGTCTAACGCATTACTACCCACAGTAACCTGAAAAGGACGTTCTGAGTCACGGTAAAGCATCTCTAATGTATCCTCTATAAGAGTTCCCTGTGAAACTGTGCTTGTCGTAGCCATCGCTTACCTACCCTTGATATGTCACTTATTTGAATTTGAAGCGTGAAGGTGTCTTTCTATAACGGTTTACCGTTATATAAGACAGATTTGTTGCCCTGTCACCGAAAAGATTAGCCATATCCTCTGATACGGAGAAAGAATCACCCGGAGCTACTGTTGTACGATCTCCACCAATATCAAGATCTGTGCCTTCGGCAATATCACTAGAAAGAATAATTAGGTCAACTATATTATCAGCAACACTACTCGTGTCTGCATTGGATAGATCTATACCATGAGCTTCCAGTACCGAAAGAGCTTCAGTAACAGTGACAGCATTAGTGAATGAAAGAGTCACATCTGTAGCTGTGGCAGTGTCCGACTGTGTTCCTACGTCTATATTTAGGAAGCTACCCTGACCACGATAAGCATTGTTATTTCTGTATTCATTAGAGTACCTATAAGATTGTTCCGATCCATAAGAGTAATTGATCTCATCACTGTCGGTAACAGAAGTACCTTGTGCTTCAGCTTCTACACCAGAACCAGTGTCAGCTTGATTCAAGGTGAGTGTTATATTGTCAAAGAATTGTTGACTGTCACTTGTCAATGCAACAACAAGAATAGAAGGAACATTCACCTCGGTAGCTGTCAAGGTTTCAGTTGCTTCAATTAAAACAACAACAGTTTCTGCCTCTACGGCAGAGAAAGTGTCACCTATAGGTGCTTCTACACCTACTCTATACTGAGCATCAGTCCTGTAAGGACGAGTATTACGGTACTGTAAATCGAATGTACCCGAACGGTAGTGTTCACCTGAACGGTAGTTCTGTGTTCTGCGGTATAAGAGTCCCATGACAGCGACTTACACCGCTATCCACTCTTCTTTGTCACCATCCCAGTAATGCTCACCCTCTTCAATAATGTCGGGCATTGTTTCCATGTCAGGTGTCCCACAGTCCCAACCAGTGTCATCGTCCCAGCCTCTATGCCAAGGCGGTTCAGGTCCTCGTATCCAGCTAACCGTCTCTTCATCCCACCACCATGCTTGCCCCGGTCTGGGAGTAGGTTCAGTGTATGTGCCTGTTTCATCATCGAAAGTCCATGATTGATATAGAGGAGGTGGTTCGGTCATTTCAAACCTGTCGAGGTCGGCGTTGTATTTGAAGCCGATGGCTGCGTAGTTGGTTCTCATATTGTGGTTGTAGGAAGTTTGAACCCATGTCCCTGAATCAGGGAACAGGTCATTCAAATAATCAATGCCTAGTTGTTCTTGCTCGTCACCGTTTTCGTCGGTGATAATTTCATTACCTACGACAACAACATTGACAACGATGTTATCTTCATCAAGTTCTGCGTAGTGAGCCATTACGTGTGAAGCCTTATATAAAGGGAGCCTGAGCCACCGGAGCCACCTTGAACAGTTCCGTTCAAAATGCCACCTGCTCCCCCTCCTGTTGTTTCTTGTGCTGAACAAAAAATCGAAGATGACGACCAGTTGCCCTGCATGTCTTGACCATTAGGAAAGATAGTTGTTATACCGGCTGCACCAAAATAGGTTGCGTACCTAGCAGCAGTTCCATGAGCGCCACCCGCATACCCATATCCAACACTGGGGGTATAAGAAGGTTGATAGCCCGAATACAACCATGCGGTTCCACCACCACCACCCCCAACTCCTTGGACGAAGTAGTAACTTCCGTTGTTCGTGTGCATTCCACCCCAACCTGCACCGTCGGCTCCTGTGGTATCAAAGTGTTTTCCAAATCCACCTGAACCTCCATAGCCTCCTGAGGCGTATGAAAATCCGTTCGACCCATTGTTTCCTGATGGCGTACCGCCACCGCCTCCACCGCCAGATGCCCCTGCTCCTCCCGCTGGATTCTGACCACCGTTGGCATGTGACATACCACCATCGCCACCTTTGTAAGTGGTTGGGCTTGTTACTTGGTGACCTGTGCCTTGGTTTGTTGTGTGGTAACCCGCTGAAGCATTCATGCTGATATCAGCACCTGTACCTGACCCGCCGTATTGAATGTTTGAAGTGCCAGACTGTCCACCACCACAATGGATCGTGTCCCAACTGCTAGAGTTGGTAATAGTCCCTCCATTGTAGAAGAGGTGTGAGCATTGTGTGATTCCACCGCTGTAAGCAGAGTTGTATGCCGCCCCAGCACCAATAGTTACGTTCTTTGCGTAACTTGAGCCAGTTCCTAAATCTTGAAGGTTGGTGACTTCATCAAGTACGAAAAGCGCTCCACCCCCTGCACCGCCTTTTGGATTCCACGGAGCGTACACACCACCGCCCCCTCCAACCATAAGCACAGTGATGGGCGCTGAATCAGGGTTTGTGTCAATCCACCAAGAACCTGATGAGTAAATTTGGAAAACCTTGAAACCAGTGCCATCTACATTAGGACGGTTAGTGCCTGAATTTCTTGTGCCGTCCGTGAAGAATCTGCTAGAAGCTGAAAGACCAATCATTGCTGCTTGTGGATTCTTGAAAGAAATAGAAGCACTATGAGGCGACTCACCTGCTGCTGAAAAAGCAGTCACTGTGTAAGAGTAAGTTGCACTTGTAGTCAGCCCAGTATGAACATAAGTCAAATCGGAACTGTTACCAGCGCTGTTCGTGGCGATTAAACTGCCATCACGATAATACTTGTAGCCCTGTATCGGCATCGTTCCTGCAGAGGCAGGTGCGCTACAAGTCACTTTTGTTGCTGTAGACAACAAACCTTGTGTTTCGTGAGCGAACCGAAAATTCTGAGGAGGGCTAGGTGGGATGCCACCTCCTGCATTTGAGGACGATCCTAAAAGACCATGTATGAAAGCCATGTTAAGCCTGCAATGCGCCGATAAGTTGCCAAGTAT